CATCACTCATTAACATTTAAAATAAATAATAGATAATACATCATAAAGCAATTGCTTTATGATGTATTATCTATTATTTATTTTAAATGTTAATGAGTGATGGAAAGCGTCATAGTTGGATTTCAGCACTACTATTTACTATGATGGAATGCGTCATAGGTGGATTTCAGCACATCAATTACCTATTAATTCAAAATAAAATTGATATAAATTTAATCCTTAATACCATAAGCAACACGACGATGACAAACGCATTTAGTAAGACCTTTAATGTGTGTTCTGTTGATGAGGTTTGTAGAATGATGAGTGATGATTGGTGTATGAAAATAGGAAGTAAAAATGTGAGGGTTAGTAATAAATTTGATGTTAGTGCTGTATTTAATACATCAAAAGCAAAGGGATATGAAAATTTGGAATTTCTTAAAGATTTTATGTTTGATACATTCAATTCATTCTCTTCGTATGAACCGAATATAATATTCATTACAGATTACAATTTATTCGTTCATAAAGACTTTTACCGTGTTGATAGAATTTGTCATCATTAATCATATATTCGTTATTGTATTTAAAATTCATCTAACTATATTTTTTTACAATCTCTCCACAATTACCTATTAATTTCTCATAAAATTGAAACGAAAATAGCACTCATAATCATAAGGCAACCAACCAACGATGACCTCAAACCATATCACGCTTATTAATCTTGTTGATGACATCAAAGAAAAAATCCCAGAAGGGATATATTTACAATTGTGTAATGAATTAAAAAAAAACAAAGACCATTTTGATGAACTGTCTAGCAATCCACAACCCATAGATAGTTTTTATAGAAACCAATTATTGGGTTGTATTGAAATTTTACAAGGTCAAGTTGTAGAATATCAAGAAGAACGAACACAGTTGCTTAATGATAATTTAAATCTAGAAAGGGATTTAGGAACGATGCGATGGGATAAAAGAAAGATGGAAAGAGAGGTAGAAAAGAATTTAGGAAAGATGGAAAGAGAGATACAAAAGAATTTAGGAACGATGAAAAGAAAAAATATGAAAAAGGAAATGTTGATTAAGAAATTAAGACAAGAAAATTTGAAATTAAGAGAAGACAAAATTAAAGAGCAAGTTGATATTAGTATTTTTGAGGATATGAGTGATATAAGTGATTTTGATTTTGATACTGATACTGATGATGAAGAAATGGAGAGATTTTGGAACGGAGAATAAAAAAATATAGTTAGTAGTAATTTTAAAATTCTAATTTTATCTATTTTTATTTTTTTATTCTACCAAATTATTTTTAATATATTCCAAACAAACATATCTCTCTAATTCTCTATCTACAAAACAAGGTTCTTCACATTCATCAAAGAACATTTCATCATTACCAGTTCCATCTTCTAATATCCAATTACTTAAATCAACAATTTCTTTTTCTCCATCTTGACATTCAAAATATATACACATTTTTTTATATTGTGATATATCTTCTTCTTCTTCATCACTCTCTTCTTCTTCCTCATCTTCGGTTTCTTCATATAAATCTTGACCGATTAACCAAGCAAGAGGACTATTAGCATCATAATCTAATTCAGTAGTAAATGTAATATATTCTGGTATATCATAAATATTTAAGAAACTATCACCAAGAGCATTTTTATTATATATCCATTTTGGATTTTTTAATTGATATTCAACTATTAATACATAACCTCTTCTACTGCCTTCTTTTTCAACTTCTTCTATATCAACTTCAAAATCATAATCATCAAGGTCTAAATTTCCTTGAAAATAATATTTCAAATATTTACCTTCAATCTCATCAAATAAATCCAATTGGTGAAGAGCATAATTAAAACTAACGCAGTTTGTGAAAGGCATTTTGGTAGTGATTTTAGAGTAGTGAATAAAAATTTTTTCAATTTTTTGTTTAATTAATGGTGAATTGTTAATCTATCACTCTCTTCGTGTTCTCTCCACATTTCTAAAAATGACTTCCCAGTCCATTTTTCCCAGTTTGTTCTTTCTTTTTCATATCCAAACTGAAATGCTGTGTGGCATTTATTACATACAGCACTTCCTCCAAGCAATCCATAGCATCTAAATTTTTTAAAGCATATATCACAATCAGTTATAGAATAGTCTTCCATTTATACATTTTATACATTTTTAATATTTATATTTGTTTATTACTAATTAAATTAATTTTAATTATAATCTTCCAAAGTTAATTGGTTGAAGTTCTTAAACATTCGCTTGTTCTTTGGTATGAATAAATTTATAAATAAAAAATTATGCGGTCTATCAAAAACAAATTCCATTAATTCAATTCCCTCATTTTTATCTAGCGGTGTAAATTCATCTATTACTACTTGTTTCTCTGCTTTTGTGCTGTCAAAAAAGAATACTTGATTTGCTTGACTACGAATTGCTAATGGAACACTTTTTACCTTTTGTGATACAATCCAAGTAGCAACCGAAGAATGCTTCCCCAAAATGTGGCGTCCGTTAAAACATAATTTTTTAAATACATTCATTGCTCGTTTATTGGTGTTAATATAATTAATTGCGTCGTCCAATATTATTAGCACTCTGTGTGGGTCATCTGCGTCATTTTCATTCTCTTCTTTTTCTACATCTATTATTTGAGTTAATATATCTTCTAATGGTTCATCTTCGCTTAAACTTATTATTTTTTCTTCTGGTAAGTTCAATTCCATAGTTTGACTTGGAGAGATATAATATACTGAATTAAATACATTATTATATAAATTGTCTTGTGGTGTTCCATTTAATAATGTCTTTATTAAACTGGATTTACCACTTGCTGGTAATCCTATTATTAATGTTAGATTGAGATAATTTAGAAACTTGGAGAGATTTGGTGGTCTTGATGCCGTGCTAAATTTAGCACCTTGTATTTCTATATTATTTTTTTTTTCAATAATTTTCATATATACTAATATTACATTTTATTATTTTTATTCATAAGCATTTTTAACATCTGTTTTCTCATTTCTTCATCTTGTATTATATCTCTCGGTGGTGCTTGATTTAAACTTTTATTTACTGCTGTTATAGCAGAGTTAGGGTCAAATTGAAATTCGCAAATTAATATTAATGTATATGGTATATTATTAAAATCAACAACATTACCTCGTCCATCGCTAAATGTAATTTCTATTGATTTGATTGAACTGAATGCGATTTTATGTTTAAAAGGATTATTTCCTTCATCGAAGTATAGAATTGAATAAGGCGAGAGATTTACTGGTAAAGTTAATAATTCACCACCATTCTGTCCTTGTTTTGTGCTTACAATATTATCACCTACTAAATTTGATAAACACCTTAAACTATCTAGTCCATCTGCCATATCTACTACAAAATCACTCTTTAATGCTGTTGAGTTTGTAAATTCTTTATCTGCTTCACTAAACCCTAATACTCTTAATAAACTATCACTTTTATTTGTTCCAGTTGAAAATAATAGTTCCGTTTTTGATATATTAGTTCCACTAGCAATTAAAAATGATACTTTACTTGTATTCTCATCATAACTAATTGTATATATATAACTAAATGTGCTATTTGCTTCCATCTGTGTTTTTATTTCTGTTAATAATTTTGATATACTATAATTTCCGTCTTCGATACTTACTGCGTATGTATTAGTTGAACCTAATGAATTTGTTTCTTTTACATCTAATTTATTATTATTTTGTGATGAAGAGATTGTATAAAATGAAAAAGGAATAAATGCTTTTTTAAGATGTAGCAACATTCTCTCGTCCTTTCTTGCTATTATTTCGCTTTCTAATTCATATATTTTCTTACCATCTAAATCTCCTATTTGTAATCCATTTTTGCTAGATAATACTATTTCAACTGGATTTCTAGGAATATAATTTGCCCTTTTTTCTTGAAATGAAGTCATATTATAATTACATTATATTATATTTTATTCATCATCTCGTTGTAAATCTTGAAATCTCGCTTCCATTTCTGCCATATCTAAATCGTCCGTAGATGGATATTCTGCTTCTAATCCAAGTCTTCTTTGTTCTATTTCTAGTTCTTCTTCTTTTGCTTTTCTTGTTTCTCTTGCTTTTCTTGCTATTTCTGCTTTTTCTTCTGGTGTTTTTTTTCTTCTCATTTTCTCAAAAATACCCTCACGCTCAACCCTTTCTACTGCTCGTTCGAATGAATTTTGCCTTCCTATATCTGTCTGTCTTTCTATTTCACCTAAATTTTGTCGTGCTACTTGTTCTCTATTAGTTTCTCTCAAACTTGGTCTTCTTTGTTGTTCTCTTAATTGTCTTTGTGCTTCGCTTCGTGCTATATTATGCTGTCTAGTTAAATCTGTTTGTGCTTGGTCTAAACCTTCAAGTATTCCGTCCATTTCACTTATATCACTATTTATTTGTTGTTGTAAATTTTGTAATGAATTTACACCAGCACGAGGTATTGCTTCCGCTAATGCGTTTCCTAATCCTTGAACTGCTGTTTGTTGTATTTGATTTGCTAATCTACCGCCTCTTTCTTGATTTACTTGTATATCTCTATTTAATGTATTTCTATTCATTAAATTTCTCATTTGATAAGCAGTTCCTAATGCTCCAACTAATAATCCTCCTTCAACACCAGTTATACCACCAAGAGGATTTATAGCATTTAATGCTTGACTTGCTTTATCATAAAAGTAATTTGTATTAGATTGTGGAATATTTGGTGGTGCTTGTGGTGAAGGACTTGGTGGTTGATTATCTGGTGGTTGATTATCTGGTGCTTGTGGAGGTGATTGTGGTGGTGGCGGTGCTTGATTTTCTGGTGCTTGATTATCTGGTTGAGGTGGAGGACTTGGAGGTTGAAAATTTCTTTCGCCTTCTGGTGTATTTCTATTTAAATATTTTACAAAAAAATCATAAGCACCTTTCGCTGTTGTATATGTTGCTAATAAATCTTGATATGTTCTAAAACCACTTTTACCTAGTTTTTTTGCTTGTTTATATAATTCTTCAATATCATTTTCGTCAAGTGTTCCATTTGAATATGCTGTTTTAGCATCATTTAACAACGCTTTTAATTTTACCCATTCACTAACAACAGAACCAGATGATTTTTGTAAATTTGATACTCTATCTCGTATATTTCCAATCATCGCTGGATTTATAGGCATTTGAGGCATTTGAGGCATTAATCCAGTTGCTTGTGGTCTTTGTTGTAATAATAATAATTCTAACATAGAAGGTTGTTTAGGTTTTTTAGGTCTTGATTTTGTTTTTGTTTTTTTTGTTTTTTTTGATTTGACTAAAACCTTTTTTTCCTTTTTTTCTTTTTCTCCTTTTCTTACTTTCCTAACTTTTTTTGTAGGTCTTTCCATTATATATTATTGTAATATATTATTTTATGTTGGTCGTAATGCCTTTGCTAATTTACCAGATAATTTCCTTGATGCTGGTTTTAATGCCGATTTAACAGCACTACCCAAACCACTTCCAACTGCTAAACCACTAAAACCAGTATCTAAAATTGTATCTAAATCTCCTTTTGCTAATTTCTTTTGTAATTTCCTATCAGTTGCTAATTGACCTAAATACCCAGCACCACTTGGTAATGCTAAACCTATATCAGCAATAAGACCAATTGGCGAGAGAAATGAAGCACCACCCATTTTATCTTTCAAAGGGTCTATTTTCTTTAAAAATTTCGCTGGTGCTTGTAATCCTTTGCCAACAAGATTTACACCTTTTTTAATTCCTTTTGCTACTCTCTCTGTAAAAACATTATTCTTTAATCCTTTTATTGCCTTGCCTACTCCGCTTTTAACTCCTTTGACTGCTTTTTTAAAGAATGAACCAATATCATCAAAAAATCCCATTATATAATTATTCAACATTATTATTTTTTAATTCTTTTTGTTTTTCTAAACAATACAAACTTTTTTGATGTCTTGCTTTATGTCTTTTTGTATAGTTTCTATCACAAAATACACATTTCATTACTTCACTTCTTTTTTTTGATATTATATGTTTATTCATTTGATAATAAATGTTTAAATATTCCTTTTTATTTCTTATTGGAAAACATTTATTAAGAGATGGTTTTAATTTTTCATACCAATATCTCTCCCTATACAACAAATCTTTTTTATTAGTAAATTCAAATTCTTCTAATAATTCTATTTGTAAATTATCTATATCTTCTAAAAAACAAGATTTTAGATTTTTAGTTCTTATATTACTTTTGTGTTCGTTTAATCTATGATTTAACTTTCTTTTTGTGCTTCCAACATAACAATCTGTAATATTTGGATTATATGGATTATGTAATTTATATATTTTTCCTAAATGTATTGGGGTCAATTCAACAGACATTTATAAAAATATAAATTATAAAAAAATATTGTATTTTACGCATTAATTAAATAAAAAATTGACTTAAAAATATTATATTTAGTGATAGTATAGCAAGATGGATATTACAAAAATGTTGAATGAAGCAAATGAAGATAGAGTTAAGAAATTGAGTGATAATTCTATTAGAGTTTATAATTCAAATCTTAAAATATTGAATAAACTTATCACAAATCAAGATACAATTAAGAATATTGATTTTCTAAAAGATGTTGATAAGGTATATGATGTATTAAGTGATAAATCAATTCATACAAAAAAGAACTATACAACTGCTATTATTGCCTTATTAAAAATTTTAAAAGAAGAAGAATTATATAAAAAATACGCAGAGATACAAGATAAATTTTCAAATAAGATTGAAGATAATTATGATGAAAATAGTAAAACAGAAGCACAAAAAGAAAACTGGGTTGATTATAAAGTTATTTTAGATTTATTGAATAAATATAAAAGAGATGCTAAACCAATTTTAGAAAAAGATAGAAGTGATTTGACTAAAAGAGATTATCAATTGATACAACAATACCTAGTTCTTTATTTGTATTCTGGTAAGGCATTTGATATTATTAGAAATGATTTTGCTAATATGAAAATTATTATTGATGATAAAGAAAAATTAGATGATGATAAAAATTATTTAGTTATAAAACAACGAAAAACACCATACTTTCAACTTGGAGAATTTAAAACTAAAAAGAGTAAATCTTATGATGATAAACCTTTTATAATTAAATTGAAAGATAAAGATTTAAATTATCTGTTAAGGAAATGGATTGGAATTAATCTTAATGAATATTTACTTATTAATTTAAGTGGTAATCAAAATACAAAAAAAGGTTCTCCTATGACTGCGAATGGTATTACAAAGTATCTTCAAAAAATATTTAAAACTAATTTAGGAAAATCAATCTCTACATCATTATTGAGAAGTATTTATATTACACATAAATATAAAGAAAATCTTAATACAAAAGAAAAAAAAGAACTCGCAACAAATATGCTACATTCTAAACCTATGGCAGAACAAGTTTATAATAAAATAGTAGTATAATATATATTATGTTTGAAAATGTTAGTCAATTGATTAATCCACAGAACTATTATTGTTATAGGTTTTATAAAGGTAAAACTTTAAAAGGACAAAAAAATAGTGGAGCAAGAGTTCATAAATGTAAAAGAAATATCGTTTTAAAAGTTAAACCACATTATAAATTATAATTTTTTTTATGTTTAGTATATTTATAAATGGGACTGTTCGGTGATATAGGAAGTTTTTTTAAAGATGATGTTGGTGGATTTTTTAAGCAAATACCAAAACGAGTTGTCGGTGCTGGTGTCGGTGCTGGTGTTGGTAGTGGTATTGTTGACCCAAGTTCTCTCGCCAAAGGAAGTATGAATGTTCCAAAAACCAAAAATTATAAATTACACAAGGGAGAAATGGTAATTCCAAAAAAAGAAGCAACAAAGATAAGGCGTGTTTTAGCGGAAAAGAAACAAAAAGCACCAAAAAAGAAACCCCCAGTAAGAGTTTTACCAGTTAAAAAACCAAAGGGTAAGAATAATAAAAAAAAATAATATATTCATATATAATAAATGGAAGAAATTATTACAAAACCGTTGTTAGAAAGTTCTGGAACTCCATATTTCAAGTTATTAATGAAATTAAATGAAACAGAAGAAGATTTAAGAAGAAGTAAATTAGAATATATTGATTTAAAACAAGAATACAATAAGTTGGAAGAAGAGATGGGTGATTATGGTGAAGATGGTGCTATTATGACGGATTTAAGAGCAGATTTATATGAAAGTGAAGACAAATTCCAAGAATTATTATCTACTTTATTTAATGATGATTTACGAGAACGAATGAGAAGATTTTATTTAAATGATAATAAGAAAGAAACTAAAAAATGGTTAAAATCTCAAAAAGAAAAACACGATAGGCATTATGACGATGAATTTAGTTATAAAGGTAATGAAGATGGTATAATAGATATGGTTAATTATTATTATAAAAATAAATTTGGTAGAAATACAAGAGAATATGATAAATCGATGAATGAACCAGATGACGAAGAAGAGGAAGAGGAAGAAGAAGAAGAGGAAGAAGAAGAAGAGGAAGAAGAAGAGGAAGAAGAAGATACAGCAGAAGATATATTAGAAAGATTAAAAGAAGCAAATAGAATGAATGAAGAAAGAAAGTTAGAAGTAGCAAAAGAAGCACCAAAAGGTAAATTAGCACCAGCAAAAGAAACTAAACCACAAGCACCGCAGACACAAGCGAAGCAGACAAAGACAGACAGAAGTGAATATTATAGTGAGAAAACTAAAAAAAATGTAAGTAAGGTTAATGTTGAAAAATTAATAACAAATTGGAAAAAATATGATGGTAGTGTAGGAAAAAGACAAAAACTTATAGAAGTATTTGCTAAAAAATTTGGAAAAAAAGTAGTATTGGAAATATTAGAAACTGAAACTGATGATTTTAACCCTTTTGTATTTAATTAATCTAATGATAATAGTAATGATAAGAACGATATTGTTTTTTGTAGTAGAGAGAATTTTTTGTTCTATAAGTTATTTTTTTTATTTCTTTCCTCCTTTTATTGAAATAGTTTCTACTGAAATACTTACTTATATGGTATATAATATCTTCATCAAAAATTGATTTTAAAATTATACAAAGAACTTTATAATTCTTCATATAATTATTATTCATTAAAATATACATTATTATTTCATCGGTGGAAATAATCCACTCGGTTTTACCTTCTTTATCATATTTCTCCCTCGTTTTCCAGACCTAATTACTTCTCTCCCTACTTTCGCTGTTGCTTCCTTTGGTTTGCCTTTAACTAATCTCTTAATACCTTTTACTAATTTCATAGCACCAGTTTTAATACCTTTGGTGATTTTTGGAACAACTTGCCTTAATCCTCTCATAAATTTTGGTGCGAATGATTTGAATGCCGAACCTATACTTGAAAAGAAACCCATTTTATATTATTGTAAAATATTTTAATTTTTTAATATTTATTTATTATATGGTTGTTGATGTGGTTGCTATAACAAGTATAGCATTATCTGGAACGGCGATGTTATTACAAACGCTATTTACCTCTCGTTGTTCCCAGATTAGATGTTGCGGTGAAGACGGTTGCTTGGTGGAGAGAGAAGTTATGAGTAATGAAGAAGCAAAAAAGGTAAAACCTCAATTATCGCCTAATATTGTAAGTAAAAAGTAATATGTAAAAAACCTATTAAAGAAATATGATGTATATAATATAACTATAAATGAAAAAAACATATCTGTATCAAGTTCAAATTGATAATGACACAGAAGTATTATATTTTGGTAGTTTGAATGAGATTGTAGAATACATTAATGATGTATATAAATTACCTCTTATGACTTTTGATAAACTAGTAAATCATTTTCAATCTAGAACAAAGAAAAAAAATGTTATACTTGGTAGTTTAAAAATTCTTGAAAGAATAGAACAACCTAATAAACTTGCTTTAAAAAAGGAAATGGCAAAATTGTAAATCTATTATTACTATTCTCTGGTGGTGGTTTAATAGGGTCTGGTGGAACATATTTTTCTTTATGTTTTCGCTCTATTGGTTTTCTTCTATATTTTTTTGTAGATTTAGTCATATTAGTAGTATAATATATTATTTTTTATCTAATTAATATAATGGATAGAGAATTATTAAAAAAAAAATCTTACAAAGATTTACGATTATTTATTTCAAAAACTAATATTATTGGATATACTAAATTATCTAAAAGTGAAATGATTGACCTTATTATGCTTCAACACCCATATAGATTTTGTGAATGTATGAAAGCAGTTCAACCTAAATATGTTCTTGAATTAATAGCAAATAATAATTATCAAGACCCAGCAGACGAATTTAGTAGTCCAGTCATAAAACCTAAACAACATTCTAATACTGATGAAGATAATATTGTGAAAGATGGAGAGAATGAAAATATTAAAGTGTTCCCTCTTTCTAATTTTAAATCTAATAGACCATTAACAGATAAAGAAATTATTGAAAAAGAAAAATTAAAACAAGGTATTTTAACTTTTAATTAATTGTTTTTTACTTATATATAATTGTAAAAAACAATATAAATACATAAATCTATAATATAATAATGGATAAAGGACTAGACAATATACCTACTATTTTACATCAATATCACGAGAAATTCGTTCTTGTTATATATGAAAATGGTGTTAGAACAGATATTAAAGGTAATCATAAAAATCAAAATTGGGACATTAAAAAAGTAATAGAAGTTCAAAAAAGAGAAGGTGAAAAAGAAAGTATTATTTGTTCTAAAATTGTTTTACCTAAAAATATTATTTGTATTGATGTTGATGAAGAATGTGATATTATGTTAAATCAAATTAAAATGAATTATAACGATAGTATCGGTGGTGATGGTAATAGTAAAGGATTTCATAGATATTATCTTTGTGATTGGATTGATGATAATGTTATTAGTCAAACAGAAGTATTCAAAAATTATAAAGGCGACTTCTTTTGTGCTAATGGAAATAATTGGGTTTTTGAAAATGTTGATAAAAAATGGAATGGAACAGAATTAGAGTATTTAGATAAAGAACGATTAATCAAAGATTTAATTGATGAAGGAAAATCAAAAATATTTAAAACCAAAAATAGTGTTGTTAAAAAAGATAAAAAAACTACTACTGATGACAATATTAAAAAGAAAGTAATGATAGTGATTAAAAAATATTTTGGTGATATATATAATAGTTGTAATATGTGTATCGATAATCAAAATAAAAAAATACAACTTGCCAATTTAAATAATAAATGTTTTCAAGGTCAAGAGCATAAACACGCAAAAGATATTTTATATATTAATGAAAATAATATAGTTAGTAGTTGTAAATCACCGAAATGTGAAGAAGGTAAAATTGTTCCTATACCAGATGGATTTTATGATGAACTATATGATGTAATGGAATGGGAAAAAGAAGAAAAAACAGACACAGAAAATATTAAATTGGTAGTTGATGATTTTTATAATGGTGCTTTAAAATTTGTTAAAAAATTACTTCCACTTATTAAAAATAGAATTGTATATTGTTGTAAAAAATGGTATGTTGTTGATGATAATAATTTATGGTGTGTTGTAGATAAACCATATCCTTATTTAATTCCAATTATTAATGAATGTATTGATAGAGGTGTAGAACATATTATGAAAAAAATAAATAATACAAGTGTTAAAAAAAGCAAAGAAATTATTAAAATGGAACAAAAAGAATTACATAATCAAACTGGATTATATCAAAAAGTAGATTTTCAACAATTGAAACAAGGAATTATTGAAAATATGATGAAATTATTACTTAATGATAAATTTTACATAAAAATAGATAATTTACCTTATTATATTGCTTTTAGAAATGGATTGTATAATATTAAAACAAAAAAATTAGAAAGACAAATTGAACCAACAGATTATATTACAAAAAGATTAGATTATGATTATGAAGTCGAGAGAAATGAGGAAGATGAAAAATGGTTATTACACGAAATTAAAAAAATATGTAATTATAATGACGAACATACAAAATATATGTTAAATATAATCGCTTATGCTTTTACTGGTGATGCTAAAAGATATAAACATATATATAATTTTATAGGTCAAACTGCTTCAAATGGTAAAACTACTATTTTATCAGCAATAGATAGTTGTTTTCCTTGTTATGTTGGAAAATTTAATAGTGATTTGCTTGATGAAAAATGTGCTAGTAAAGCACATAAACATCTTTTGGATATTAAAGGTGTAAGACTGTTTTGGTGTGAAGAAATGAAGGCAAGTGCTATACTTGATGAAAGAATGTTAAAAATGCTTGGTGATGGTGAAAAAATTAAAAATGAAGTGTTGTTTGGAACAACAGAAGATATATATTGTAGAGGAAAATGTTTTACTGCTGGTAATAGTGGATTAAGATTTAGTAAAATGGACGAAGGTATTGCTAGAAGAATTCAAGTATCGCAATTGGATAGTCATTTTTCAAAAGACCACAAGGAAGATGATTATGAAAACAAAACATTCAAAGTTGATGCCAAAATGGACGAAAAAATATTTAGTAAAAGAATGTCTTTATTTCATATTTTAATGGATAATGCTTACGATGTTTATACTAATGGATTAATGGAAATGCCGAAAGAATATCAAGACGAAGTAAATGAAACTATTAATACGAATAAAAGTAAATTAATTGAATGGTTAGATGAGAATATTATTTTAAACTCTGTATCTTGTTCTACAAGTATCAAACAAATAAAGGAAAAATACGAAGAAAGTGGAGAAAAAGCAAATGGTTCATTTAATAGAGAAGTAATTGATTATATGAAAAGAAAGAAGGTAAAATATGATAGTCAAATGAGGAAAATGATAGAAGGTAATAAATATAAAGGATTTTTTATAGATATTAAAATAGTATAATTGTCGATTTTCCCTCCTTATGAAAGAAAAAAGGAGAGTTGCCTAAATTCTTGAAATTGCCTAAAATACCTATGTTTTCAATCCTATATATATATACTATCTCTATATAATACTTTTAAAATATAGGTATTCTAGGTATTAGGCACAATTTTAGGCACTTTGATATAATAAGTATAATACAAATTAATTAATTACTGAACTTCTCTTTTTTCATAGGGAGGGGTGGTCGAATAAATTTAAATAAATACCATATAATAAAAATTTCTCTATTATATGATATTGTGTAGTATATATTTAATTATTATATAATTATATAGTAATATAGTATAATGTCTGGAAGAAATTTAACAAATGGAGGAACATTTGCTAATAGAAACTTAATAAATACAACAGTAAATCAATTAAGCGATATAACAGCAGATTTACCAGTTGTTTATGATAGTGATTTTAAAATTTCATTAAAAGGATTAAACAGTTTAGAAGCAAGTGATGCTGGAAAAGTGATTAAAGTTTCATCTGGTGGAAATTCTCTCGAATATGCGACGGATATAGCACGAACTGACGCAGAAATTCGTAGTTTGTTTTCTGGAATTTTGCCTATATCATATAATAATTCAAACGGTCAAATTAGCACTACTTTTACAGCAAGTAGTAGTGATACATTAACTAATAAATCTGGAAGCAATAGTATGTTTTCTAATGATGAATTATATATTAAATTAACAAGTTTATCTGGAATTTCGCCTATATCATATAATAATTCAAACGGTCAAATTAGCACTACTTTTACAGCAAGTAGTAGTGATACATTAACTAATAAATCTGGAAGCAATAGTATGTTTTCTAATGATGAAAATTATATTAAATTAACAAATCTCTCCGCATCTTCACCTTTAAGTTATGATAATACCTCTGGTGCTTTTACAACTACTTTTACATCAAGTAGTAGTGATACATTAACTAATAAATCTGGAAGCAATAGTATGTTTTCTAATGATGAAAATTATATTAAATTAACAAGTTTATCTGGAATTTCACCTATTAGTTATAATAATTCAAACGGTCAAATATCTACTACTTTTACATCAAGTAGTAGTGATACATTAACTAATAAATCTGGAAGCAATAGTATGTTTTCTAATGATGAAAATTATATTAAATTAACAAATCTCTCCGCATCTTCTCCATTAAGTTATGATAATACCTCTGGTGCTTTTACAACTACTTTTACATCAAGTAGTAGCGACACATTAACAAATAAATCTGGAAGCAATAGTATGTTTTCTAACGATGAATTATATATTAAATTAACAAGTTTATCTGGTGTTTCACCTATTAGTTATAATAATTCAAACGGACAAATTAGCACTACCTTCACAGCAGACAGCACCACAACAATTACTAACAAAAGTATTTCCTACGACCAATTAACTGGAATTCCAACAATTCCAAATTTAACAACTGCTACTGATTTTGGAACTAGTGCTGGTTCAAGTATCACAATAGGTTCAACAAATAGACATATTGAAATTCAAGGAAGTTCTATTGATATTGAAGATGGAGATGGAACGACCAAAATATTTATTACTGATGAAGATGTAAAATTTAAAGGAAGCGATGTATCTATTCAAGGAATATCAGCAACAAGAACACCAAAATTATTTTTTACAAATTTTACAAATCCATTAATAAATAATTATATAGTATTACAAGGTGCGAATGATGCTGATAGTAATGGTAAATTTACATTAACTTTACCTCAAATTACCGATACATTAATAACAAAAGATAGTGTAGATGTTTTGACTAATAAATCAATTGCCTACACGCAACTTACTGGAACTCCAACAATTCCAACAAATAATAATCAATTAACAAATGGTGCTTCATATATAACGGCAAGTTCAAGCGACACATTAACTAATAAATCAATTGCCTACACGCAACTTACTGGAACTCCAACTATACCTACAAATAATCTTACATTAACTAATGGTGCTGGATATATTACTGCCAGTTCAACAAATAATTTAAGTAATAAAACATTTACAGATTTAACAAATTTTAATGCTTCCATATCAGTAAAAGGAAGTTCTAATTTTGGAACTGGAAGTGTTCGGTTTTATGATTTAGATAATTCACATTATACAGAA